GGAACTGCCGACAATGACATCAATGCAATTAATAACATGGGAATGGTTCCTGAAGGTTACAGAGTTAATAACTTTTTAACTGACACAGACTCATTCTTCTTGTTAACTGATGTGCCTAACGGATTAAAATATTTCGTTAGATCACCTATCAAAACTGCAATGGAAGGTGACTTCGATACAGGTAATATGAGATTTAAAGCTAGAGAAAGATACAGCTTTGGTTGGTCAGACCCAAGATGTATATTTGGTAACGGAAACTTACCGACTAGTTAATAGTCAATATATTTAACCCTCAGGGTTACTAAAAAGGGGCGGTGTTCACATCGCCCCTTTTTTTATGTATAATACAAAGACCTAGAAAAAATAAATTATTTTGTAGACTGACTAGGCAGACGGTATAGAGACTACAAAATTAAAAGCTATACAAAGGAGAAACTATTATGGCAAACACAACTTTTGAAGGACCAGTTAGATCAAAAAACGGTTTTATCAACTTAGGACCAGGTGCGGTAGACGCAAACACTTTAGCAACTAACATGACAGTAGCTAATAATGCTGGAAGAATAATGCTTATGGATCCAGCAGGTACACCAACTGCAATTACAATTCCCGCAATTGTTTCAACAGCAGATGGAGCAAACGCAGGACCAGGAAGTGATCCAGCTAACCCAAATACTATTGGAACTACTTTTGAAATTCTTTTTACAGATGATTTCACTGGTACAATTAAAACAGCTAACACAGCAGATAAATTTGTTGGTATGATTACTGCTGGTATTGATGCTTCTACAGCAGGGAAACAATGGGTTCCTGCAGCAGCAAACAATGAAATTAATTTAAATGGAGAAGCTGGAGCAGCTGTTGCTACAACAGGTGGTTTAAAAGGAACTTATCTTAAGTTTACTGCAGTTGCAGCAAACTTGTATTTTGTACAAGGTTTGACTAATGCAACAGGTACACTTGCTACTCCTTTTGATACTCAATAATAAATAATTAGTGGCTCTCTTCGGAGAGCCACAAACAATAGGAGAATATTATGTCAGGTGGAGGAAGTTTTACATCAGATCAAGGGAGTGCCCATGCTATAGCAACAGCACAAATGGTTGCGATAGGAAGAAGAGCAAGGCTTACATCTATTCAAGCAAAAGGTAATGCAAGTGGTTCAATCATTTTTAGAAGTGGTGGAGCAACTGGCACAACGGTTGCAACATATTTGTTTGGAACTGAAGGTTTAGATATGTATTTACCTGGATCAGGTATTTTATTTATAGACGGAATACATGCAACTATTGCTGGAACTGCGGGTGTAACAATTTCATTTACGTAGGGTAGTATGAGCAAAGTTAAATTAGCTTATACAGGCGGTAAATACGCAGGCAAAAAACTTATTGATATTGTTAAAAGTTTAAAGAAAAATCTTAAGGCTAAAAAAGCTAAACAAACACCTAGTAAAAAACAACTAGCATCAAAAAGAACTAAAGCAAATGCTGCAAGAGCTGGTCAAGGTACTAAATCATTAAGGGCTTACAATATTCGAGCAGGAGCTAGAAATGATAAAATGGTTCCTATTAAAAAACAGTCACAAAAAGGTAGTTCTTTTCAAACACATAGCGTAAGAACACCTGGAGCAAATTCTGCTAGGGGAATGGGTTTGTCAAGATACGGAAGTGAAGGTTCTGCAGCATCTTGGAGAGCTGATATGGATAGATTTCAAGAAATACCATTGTCTTCCTTTTTTAAAAAGAAGAAAAAAGCTCTTGGTGGTGTGATGAGTCTTAGATCTGGTGGGGATACCATGCCTGCTAGAAATAAAAAGAATTTTAGGTCTACAAAAAGTGGTGCAGGTATGACTGCTGCAGGTGTTGCTTCATACAGAAGAAAAAACCCTGGAAGTAAATTAAGCACTGCTGTTACAGAAGATAATCCAGGTAAAAAAAGATCGGCTAGAAGAAAATCGTATTGTGCAAGAAGTTTAGGACAAATGAAAAAATTTCCTAAAGCTGCAAAAGATCCTAATTCTAGATTAAGACAGGCTAGACGAAGGTGGAAATGCTAGATGGCCTACTTGAATGCCGACATACCACCTATATACTGTAAAATAAAAAAGGAGTATTTATATGATCTTAAAAAGCATCATGGAGAAAGTGAAGAATGTTGTGTCTTCGGTATTACCTCTATTACAGACAGGGCTCTCTTATTTAACATCATGCTACCAAACGGTGCGTGTTTTTGGAGACTGCCTATATCAGCGTTTTTTCAAGAAAAGTTTGATAGAGCCGAAGTGCTCGATATGCCTGTCGACCAGCTTCAGTTGTGGAATTGTTTTAGTTATTATCCTAGTGTTCATTGCTTTAGTTTTCTAAGAGGAAAAAGAGGTAAATATTATGGAAAAGATAAAAAAAATTATCCGTTTGAATATTTATTTACCATTGATTGGGGCCACCCAGAAAGTAATATCTTGGATACCGAGCACTCTGAAATTCCTGCAGAACATAAGTGTGCACACATATTGGCTCTTGATGGAGGCAATTATGCAGCTCAGCCTAATAATCGTATTCTTTGGGACGCTCCTAACTATACTGTTGGTAACAGGGTTCCAGACTATTCGGTTCAAACTACAAAATGGAATGTTGAGAATAAAGATTGGCTTACAGAAGACAGTGACAAAATGTTCTACGATGTTAAAGAACAAGTAACAGCAGAAGATAAAAGCTACGAAAATGATTGATAAATTTTTTTATAGTTTTTTTAGTAGTATAGACAAGTTATTTGAAAAGCTTCATAATATATTTAAGAAGAAAAAAAAATAAGGATGTTAAATGAATATTGCAGAACTGTTCAAAAAGAATTTTATATTAGTGCCCGTAATAGCTTCAGTATTAGTTGGAACGTTCACTGGTGTTAGATATATTGTTAATCTAACAGACACAATCAACAACAATCAAACTGAAATAGTAAATCTTCAAAGAGATTTAAAAGTTGCACAAGAAAAAATTACAGATCAAAACACAAGACTAACTTCTGCGGAATCTACTTGGCAGATGGCAGAAAATTTATATAGACAACTAGCCGATCAAGTTAGAGAACACAGCTACGACATTAAGGATTTAAATAGGTAATGTATGGAGATTCTCAGGATGGATTACAGATTTACTGCAATATTAATTATAATGATTACTCTACTAGCTTTGTTTGGTGGACCCGCGTATCCTAGAAATGAATATCTTAATGAGTATGGTGCAAGATGTGGAGATTTTGAAACTAGAATAGAAAAAGAAGATAGAAATTATGATTATAGACATTACAGTGACAGTAATAATTATGATGGTGATGGTGAAAATTATAGATTAAGTCTTACTTACAGAAAATATTTAGGTGTAGACTGCAGCACTATAAAAGAAAACGTAGAATTAAAACAACAATTAGAATTAATGAAGATGTGTGGTCGGGTTAACAATAACCCTAGTCTTGCATACAATGAAAACTTTAGATTATTAGTGTCTAAATGTAGAGGTATTACTCCTACAAGAGACACCACTAGACCTACTGATTCTAAAAGTTTATGGGATGATATGAAAGATGACTACAAAAAAGAGAACCCAGAGCTTAATTTGATGGGTGATAAGATCATAGGACCTAATAAAAGCAAATTGAAAATGCCTCCAAAAGACTATATACTACCTCTACCAAAACCTAAAGATGAGTAAACCATTAAACATATCAGAGTCTGCAGCTGTGCAGATGCCGATGAAGACCGTAGCTAGCCTCATAATTCTAGTAGCAATGGGCGTGTTCGCATACACAGAGTTGACTTCAAGACTCGTATCACTGGAGACATCACGTGAATTATTTACAAATGATTTGTTAAAAAAATCTGAACAAGTTCCTGTAGACCAGGAGCAACATTTTTTATTAGAAGATTTATATAAATCTGTAGAGAAGATGGAAGAGACTCAAGAGATGAATATGACAAACAAAGTCAATATAGAATTTTTAAGAGATCAATTAGAAAAAGCTTTGAAAGATATAGAAGAATTAAAAGATAAAGTAAGAGCTAACGGAAACGGAGCTCATTAATGACAGAGATGATAGTAGCCCTGCTTATGATTGTACAAGGAGAGATCAAGGAAGCACGTATACAAGAGTCTATGTCTGAATGTCTTAAAGGTAAACGTACAGCTAAACGTCAATTAAAACCTGAAGGACATGTTAGATATCAATGCATAAAATCTATGGCAGAACTTGAGGAAAATATTGATGGATCTTTATCTATTAAAAAGTTAATACTTGAGTAATGAGAAAACAAAAAATAGCTGTTATTGGAAAAGGTAATGCTGGTTGTTTAAGTGCAGTTCATTTTAATCACTATCACTCTAATTATGAAACTGAATTATATTACGATCCAGTTATACAACCTGTTCCCACAGGACAGGGATCTACATTAGATTATCCCGATTTACTTTGGCGATGTTTGGGCACTAATTGGCAGGATAAATTTCCTGTTACAGTTAAAAAAGGTATTATGTATGAAAACTGGGGTAAAATTAAAAACAGTTTTTTTCATCCATTTCCTTTTGGTCAATACAGTGTGCATTGTTCTCCAAAAGATTTCCAAGACTTTATAACCAATAATGTTAAAATTAATTTTAAAAAAACTGAAGAACATATTTTAGATTGTAACGATATTGATGCTGATTATATTATTGATTGTAGAGGAACCCCTAAAACTTTAGAAAACTACAATACTTTAATTAATCCATTAAATGCAGCACTACTTTCAAATTTACCTAAAAAAGAAAACGATGTTGAATTTACAAGATGTATAGCTACGCCTCATGGATGGACTTTTTATATACCCTTACCTGATACTACATCAGTAGGTTATTTATATAATTCAGATATAACTTCTAAGCAAGAGGCTGAGGATGATTTTAAAGAAAGATTTAAGGTAAATAAAATTAATCATTCAATTACATTTAATCAGTACGTTGCTAAAGAACCTATAATTAATAAAAGAATTTTTTTAAATGGTAATAAATTATTTTTCTTAGAACCCCTGGAAGCAACTGCCATGGGCACTTATATTGTTGCAAATAAATTATATTCTAGTGCAATAGATGGACATTGCTCTATAGAAGATAGTAGGTTAAAATTAAAAGATTATATAAATAAAGTGGAGGAATTTATTTTATGGCATTACTTAAAAGGGTCAAAATTTAATACTCCTTTTTGGGAATATGCTAAAGATTTATCTTTAAAAAATAAATCAAGTTCTCTTCAAAAAGTTGTAGAAGATAGTTTAAATTTTAATAATGAAGAAAAACACTACACTAGAGATAGTAATTTTAAATATGCTCAATGGGGGTTATTTAATATTAAAAATTGGATTGAAGGAGTTAATGTATGCAAATAAGTCGAAATTTTAATCTTCAAGAATTAATTAAATCAGATACTGCTGTACGTAAGGGTATAGATAATAATCCTAATTCAGATCAGATAGCAAAACTTAAATTACTTTGTGATAATATTTTACAACCCGTCAGAGATCATTTTGGTCCCGTAACAGTGACTAGCTGCTACAGGTCTCCAGAATTGTCAGCTGCAATAGGTAGTTCAATTAACAGTCAACATTGTGATGCGGAAGCCGTTGATTTTGAATGTCCAGGAGTCGATAATGCTGAACTATGTGATTGGATACATATAAACCTTGACTATGATCAAATGATTCTCGAGTTCTACAAAAAAGGAGAGCCCAACAGCGGATGGTGTCATTGTAGTTATATTGAAGATAAACCTAGAAAGCAATTCTTGCATGCATTTAAACAAGATGGTAAAACTAAGTATAAACCAATTTTAGGAAAGGCAGTAGATTTATAATGGCAATTGGAAGAGGACAAATATCAGCGCAGGTAGATGGTAAGTTAAGAGGTGCAAGAAAGAAAAAAGCACCCTCAGGATATCATTACATGCCAAACGGTAGGCTTATGAAGGATAGTGAACATGCGAAAAAGAAACCCAATAGCAAAAAACCTAAGGTCTTCAAAGTTTAAGCTAAAAGTGATACAATCGAAGAAATTGTACAACCGTAAAAAGGATAATAATGGCAACTTCAGGAACCACAACATTTGATTTATCTATAGAAGAGATAATACAAGAAGCCTACGAACGGTGTGGTATGACCACTACTAGTGGTCATAGTTTAAGGTCAGCTAGAACAAGTCTTAATTTATTATTTGCAGAATGGGCGAATAGAGGAATTCACCTTTGGAAAGTAGCCTTACATGAAAACGCTCTAGTTTCAGGACAAGCTGAATACGCTGTAGATGCAGCAGTAAGCGATGTTCTTGAAGCTTTTGTATCAACAACTGCAGCAGGTGCAAATACAGTAAACACACAAGATGTATCTTTAACAAAAATAGATAGATCAGCTTATGCTGCTTTACCAAACAAATTAGCTTTAGGCCAACCGTCACAGTATTATGTAGATAGACAAGAAATTCCTAAAATATATTTATATCAAGCGCCTAATTTAAATACGTACACTGTTTTGAAATATTATGTCATTAAAAGAATACAAGATTCGGGAGCATACACAAATGATGCTGATGTGGTATTTAGATTTTTACCTTGTATGGTTGCAGGACTTGCTTACTATTTAGCGATGAAGAACGCACCAACACTTGTACAACAAAATAAATTAATTTATGAAGATCAACTAAAGAGAGCATTAGATGAAGATGGTCAAAGAGCTTCAACATATATTACACCTCAATCTTTTTACCCTAATGGAATATAATTATGGCTAAATGGGCAACAGGTAAAAGAAGTTTAGCAATATCAGATAGATCAGGAATGGCTTTTCCTTATACTGAAATGGTAAAGGAATGGAATGGTTCATTAGTTCACTATTCAGAGTTTGAACCAAAACACCCACAAATAAGACGTAGACATTTTACTGCTGATGCAATTGCTTTACAAAATACAAGACCAATGAAATTTCAACAACCAGTTGATATATCTACTATAAACCCACAAGCACCTCAAGACGATACAATAGTAAGTTCTGGTGGTTCAATGGTTGGAATAGCTGATTTAGCATTACCAGGTCAATTTGCTTTTCAAACTCAATATGTAGAAGTAATTAGAGATGGAGTAACCACAATTTTACATAGTATGATTCCAGAAGATCCATCTTTACAAAATAGAAGTAGACAAGCAGATTTATTTTTAGGAAAGGTAACGGTAAGTATTACATAATGGCAATAACACATTCTAATTTTTTAACACAAGTAAGAAACTATACTGAAGTAGATAGTAATGTTTTAACTGATGCTATCATTCAGGATTTTATAAGATCGGTTGAGTTAGATATTGCAGGTAAAGTTGATTATGATGATTTAAGAAAATACGCCACCTCTAACTTTACGGCTAATAACAGATATGTATCTATACCAGCAGATTCTTTAATATTAAGATCTGTACAAGTTATTGATGGTTCAGGTAATAGAACTTTCATGGAAAAAAGAGATACAAGTTATATATCAGAATTTAATGGGACAGGAGCAACAGGAACTCCAAAATATTATGCAAACTGGGATGATTTTAGTATCTTAGTTGCACCAGTGCCTGCTACTGCTTTAGAAATACAAATAAATTATATAAAAGATCCACCAAATTTTACTTCTACTAATGAAACTTTTATAGCTAAATATCAAGAGTCTATGTTACTTCATGGTGTCTTAACTGAAGCATTTAGATTTTTAAAAGGTCCTATGGATATGTACAATCTTTACGAAAAGAAGTATAATGAGGAAGTACAGAATTTTGCCCTACAACAAATGGGTAGAAGAAGACGAGCGGAGTATGATGATGGTGTACCTAGAGTACAAATACCTTCACCTCCTCCAAACACAAATTAATTAAGGAGAATAATTATGGCAATAACAACAAATGCAATATGTGATACTTTTAAAAAAGAATTACTACAAGGAAGTCACGATTTTGATGCATCAACTGATACATACAAATTAGCGATGTATACAAGTTCTGCAACTTTAGGAAAATCAACAGAAAACTACTCTACTAATCCAGGTGGTGGATCTAACACAGAGGTTACTTCAGCAAACTACACAGCTGGTGGATCTGCTTTAGTAAACCAAGGTGTAAAAGTCTCATCTTCAGTAGCTATTACTGATTTTGCTGATTTAAGTTTTCAAAACGTAACTCTTACTGCAAGAGGTGCTTTAATTTATAACACAACTACAAACGGTGGTTCGAATACTACTGATGCAGTTGCTGTATTAGATTTTGGTGGTGACAAGACTGCAACTTCTGGAACATTTACTATTCAGTTCCCAGCTTTCACAACTTCGGCAGCTATATTAAGATTAGCATAATTTGAGGTCCTGGAGCTATGGCAGAGTATACTTATACAGTAACCGTAGCTTCAGGTAACCTATACGGTGGTGGAACTGGTAACGTTTATTATTTAAACGGTGCTAGAAATGCAACTGGTCCTGGAACTGTAAATTGGGTTCAAGGTGGAACCCTAAGATTTGAACAAAGTGCTGTATCAAATAACAATCACCCATTAATTTTTTCTACAACTACAAGTAGAGATCAATACCTTACATCAGGGGTAACCTATTATTTAGATGGTGCCTCTAACTATGCAAGCTACGTAAACACAACAAGCTTTAATGCTGCTACTACTCGTTATGTAGAAATAACACCATCTTCATCAACTGATTTTTATTATCTTTGTTATGTTCATGGTATTGGCATGGGTGGAATATTTGATATTGAATCAAATGTTTGGGGTGGACTATCTTGGGGTAATAGTGTTTGGGGAGACCAAGGACACATTGATGTATCAGTAACAGGAATATCATTAACATCAACTATTGGAAATGAAACTCACGTAATTGATCATCAAGTAACTGCAGTTGGGCAACAACTAACTTCTACTATAGGTAGTGCAGCAGGAGGTACTTCAGCTTTAGTCTCAGTAACAGGAAGTTTAGAGTCTATGGCAGTTGGACAAACTGTTGTAGGTATTGGTGCAATTACTTCTGGAATTTCAATGTCTTCTTCTATTGGAGCTACAACAGTAGATGAATCTATACTAACTGGAGAAGGATGGGGTAGAGATGAATGGGGAAGTCTTGCTTGGGGTGTTAATTATTCAGTTGCGTTAACAGGACAAACTTTAACATCATCAATTGGAGAAGAAGCAGGATTTACTGATGTAACCGTCAGTGTTACAGGACAAACTTTAACATCTACACAAGGAATAATTTCATTAGTTGGAGATTTTGGAATAGTTGTTTTACCAGCAGAAGATCAATTAGATCTTACAATTGGTTCTGTAATTTTTGAAGCAGATGCAAATGTTACAGTAACAAGTGCAGGTTCTATGACTTCTCAAGTAGGAAATGCTGCAGGAGGTTTAAAAACACCTGTGGATGTAACTGGTATACAGATAACATCAACTTTAGGTACAATTGCCCTCGAACAAACTACTATTGAAACAGTCACTGGACAACAGTTGACAATGTCTCTTGGCCAACATGCTGAAATTCCTGGTCAAATAATAGGTGTAGGAAGTTTACAATTAACAAGTTCCATAGGTTCTGTAACAACTTTTGGTACTGCAAATATAGACGTTACAGGCATACAAATGACTATATCTGCAGGAAGTGTTAATGTAACTCCATGGCAAGAAGTAAATCCAGATGTAACTAATGTTTGGTCGGAGGTTGATCTAGCTGCTTAGATAAGTTAAAATAATAATCATTTAGGAGATAAAAAATTATGGCATCAAGTTATTCGACAGATCTTAAACTAGAACTTATGGTTACTGGTGAAAATGCTGGTACATGGGGAGATAAAACAAACGCAAATTTAAATTTAGTACAACAAGCTATAGCAGGTTTTGAAGCTGTAACAGTAAATGGTACAGGTGCTACTGCATTAGCTATGACTGATGCAACTATTTCAAATGCAAGAAATGCAGTTGTAAAATTAACTGGTACAATAACCGGAAATATTGATGTAACAATTCCAAATTCAATTGAAAAAACATATGTAATTCAAAATGGAACAACAGGTGCTCACACAGTTACATTTAAAACTGTTGGTGGAACTGGATTTACTTTTTCAGCTACAGAAAAAAATATAGCTTTATGTTATTCAGATGGAACTAATATTGTAGAAATTTCTAATCAATTAACAGGACTTACAGTTGGGACGGATGTTCAAGCTTATGATGCTGGTCTTACAGATATTGCAGGATTAGCTACCACAGATTCAAACATAATTGTTGGAAGCGGATCTAATTGGGTTGCTGAAACAGGAGCTACTGCTAGAACTTCTTTAGGATTAGGAACTGCATCAGATGTTCAATTTGATTCTTTTGGTGTAGGTACAGCAGCCTCAGGAACAGCTGGTGAAATTAGAGCTACTAATGATGTTACTGCATTTTACTCTGATAGAAGATTAAAAAATATTTCTGGTAATATACCAAATTCTTTAGAAAAAATTTTAAGTTTGAATGGTGTTCATTATACAAATAATGAAGTTGCACACAAACATGGTTATTCAAATACTAACAGACAAGTAGGAGTAATAGCTCAAGAAGTAGAAAGTATTCTTCCTGAAATAGTTAAACCAGCTCCTTTTGATATAGGTCAAAAAGAAGATGGATCTGAATACTCAATTTCTGGAGAAAACTACAAAACAGTTCAATACGAAAAGTTAGTTCCTTTATTAATTGAAGGCATAAAAGAACTAAACAAAAAAATAGAGGAGATGAAAAATAATGGATAATCACACATGGGAAATTCTTTCTCTTTATACTATTCCAAGTAAAGACGGTTTAACAAATATTGTTGATAAAATTAATTGGAGATTTCAAATTACAGAAGATAAATACTATGGTGATGTGTATGGTCACACAAAACTTCCAGCACCTACAGGTGGTTCTTTTACAGCTTATGATGATTTAACAGAAGAAACAATTATTAATTGGGTTAAAGAACATGAAGATGGTGATGCAATTATTGCTCAAGCTACAGCTAAATTGGAAAAAAATAAAGCTCCATCAATGGTAGAAAAAAATCCACCTTGGACATATCCTATAACTACAGATGGTACAGAAGAGTATATGGTTGTTATAGATAATTTACCAAATGACTTACAAAAAATATATGGCCCTTTAAGATGGAACTCAGTAAAAATAAATGAAGGTTTAAAACTAAGAGGTTTTGATGATTTATCTGTTCCAGATACTATGATTGCTTTTAGAAAAGGTTTAATACCTTCAGACGAACCGTTAGTTCTTAAAGATAATGTTAAGATTTATAAAGTTCAAGAACAAGCACAACCTACTTTTGATGAGCTGACTCAAATTAGAGAAAATTTAACTTATGATACTTCATCTGGAATATGTGTAGGAACTTACAATATAGTTAATAAATCTTTGGATGAAGTTAAAGCATCGGTTAAAGAAAGAGCTAAAGAAGAAAGAATAGGTTTATCTTTTCAAACACATACAATGTCTTTAAACGGAACTGATCATAAAGTTAACATAGAAGAACAAAGCAATATTACTACTAATAATAGAGCTAGTGTAATGAGTGATTCAGATACGGTCAATTGGAAACTAGAAGATTCTTGGATTGTTGCAACTAAAGCTGATTTAATGTCTATTAATAATTTTGTAATGTCCAAAAGACAAGAAATTTTTGATGGAGAACACACTAGAAGTCAAGAGATTGATGCGTGTACTACAACAGATGAATTAAAAACTATTTATAACTCAATTACGGTATTATAATATGACACTTCCAGCTTCAGGACCAATAACATTTGGCAATGTTAACACTGAATTAGGAAACAGTGCAACAGCTGCTCTTAATTTAGGCTCGGCTTCAGTTAGATCTTTATTCGGTGTAGCTTCAGGAGCTATTAAATTAACAGACGGTTATGGATGCGCTAGTATTCCCGCACCAGGTGCATCAGACTTAGGCGTCTATTGTTCTGATTGGGGAGGATATTATACAGGAGTTTCTCAAGGATATTATCTTTACACAGATACAACAACAGTAGGTTGTCAATACAAAGTTAATTTATCAAGTAGTCCTTGTGCAGCTAGTTTTACTGACGGTTACTCCAACACCTACAATGGTGGATACAATTCAGATTCAGATCATCCAGCCATGTGTTACGCAGGTAGTTTAAGTCGTGCTGGATTTACAGATTGGTATAATGCATCAGGTGCTCTTTCAGCAGGTGAAGAGTTACAAAATCAATGGCTTAATAGAAGTTGTGGAAGTATACCCGCTTACGGAAGTGGAGGTTATTGGTCTTCTGCGCAAATTTCAAATGGCTATAGAGGATGGGGAGTATGTTTTGCAACTGGTTCAGTGAGTGATTGTGCTAGTCCAAGAAAAACATGTACTTGTTGTGTTAGAGCAATAAGAAGACAATCAGGAGCTTAATAATACATTTGTTGCGAAACTAAGATAAAGTGGTATAAAGTATTTTTTTATGAATACTACTTTTATTCTTACGGGAGGAGCGGGAAGAACTGTTTGCGCTATTCCAGCTTTAGAAAAATATGCAAGATTAAATCCTAACGATGATTTTAAAATAATAACACACGGGTGGGATGTATTTTTTTGGAGCAATCCAATCTTACAACAAAAAACATTTAATCAAAATCAAAAAGGTTTATTCGACATTATAATTAAAAACAGTAAAGTTAACATGGTAGAGCCTTACCATGTTCATGAGTTTTTTAATGAAAAGATATCTTTAATAGAAGCTTTTGATGTGTGTATTAATAATACACATGATCATTCTGATCTAAAAGATAAGGGCTATCTCTATCTTTCTGAGTATGAAAAAAAATCAGCTAAACAGTATGTTAAAGAAGAAAAATTAAAAAAAAGAAAAAAGTATGTTGTAATGACACAACCTTACGGTTCGGGAGTTGAGATACTAGATGGTGCTCCACATGATGATACAAGTAGAAGTTTAGAGCATGATCATTACCATGAACTTCTTAATTATTTAAAAGATGATTCTGTAGTGTTATATGCAAGCCACGACAAATTTAAAAGAACAGGAGACGACTCGGTTTCTTTTGAAAACATACATCCTTTACTTCCTTATTTAAGAATTATGATGGCTTTAATTTCTGAATGCGATTATTTTATTGGTTGCGATTCTTTAGGACAACATATTGCAAAAGCATTTGGTAAAAAGGGGTTAATAATTATGGGTGCTACAGGAGATGTTTGTTTTAGTTATCCAAAAGATTTCACTATATATAGAAAAGCAATTCCAAAATTTTTTCCTTGGAGACTAGCAGACCCTGACGCAATGTTTGCTGCTAGATTAAATGATAATATGATGCAATTTAATCAAGAACAGAAAAAAGAAATAAATAATATTATTGATAAAGAATTAAGACATAAATTTTAATGAAAACAGTTGTATTGGATAATCTTATTTCAGAAAAAGAATTATTTTTTATGTACAATGAAATTATAAACACCCCTAATTGGAGAGTTAATAACGCATCTACTGAGCAACGTGGTTTTCTAACAGGTCCAATACTAGTAGTTAAAAAAACAGAAAATTCAATGGTAGAACATTATCCTTTTTTAATTTGGGGACAAGTTTTAGTTCTTAGAATCGCTAAATTACTTGAAGAAAAAAATATAGGAATACCAACTGAGTTAAATAGGATGTGGTTTAACACTACATACAACGGAAAGAAAACTCAACATTGGCTTCATAATGATGGTCATGGAGATGCAGAAACAAAATCAATTGTTGTATTCATGACACCTGTTTGGCAGCCAGATTGGAGGGGGTCTTTTTATATTGATGGTGAAGAACATAAGTATAAACCAGGTAGTGCTATTATATTTGATTCAAAAGAATTTCATCGAGGTGAATCTCCTGAGTCAGAAACATATAACTGGCAAAGAATGGTGTGTAATATTTTAGTTAAATGAAAAAACATTATTTTATATCAGGGTTACCTAGATCAGGGTCAACTTTATTAACAGCTATTTTAAATCAAAACCCAAACTTTTATTCTGATATAGCATCTCCGTTACAAGATATGTTAGAAAATACTATTACATATATGTCGGAAACAGATTATTCTATAAATATAAATTCAGAACAACGTGAAAATGTTTTAAAACATATTGTTGAGGGGTATTATAAAGATACTGTAAATGAAACAATATTTGATTCATCAAGAGCATGGACAGGAAATACTTCGTTACTTAAATCATTATTTCCATATACTAAAATTATTTGCTGTGTACGAGATATAAATTGGATACTTGATTCTTTTGAAAAAGTTTTTAATAAAAATATTTATTACAAAAATTTCTTTTTTGGTAAGGAGGCAGAACCTTCTGTTGTAACCAGATGTAAATCTTTAATGGATGTAGAAAAAGAAGGACAAGTAATAAAACCTTGGCTATGGTTAAAGGAAGGTCTTTGTTTAAATAAAGATATGATTCATTTAATAGAATACAACGATCTTTGTTTGGAACCTGAAAAAACAATTAAAGGTGTTTATGATTTTATTGGTTACCCATATTTTTATCATGATTTTAATAATGTAGAATATTCAAATAATTTATTTGATCTACATATTAACACACCTAATTTACATAAAGTAACAGGAAAAGTAGAATATAAACCTAGAGAAATTTTACTACCCTATGAGGTTACTCAAACATATAAAGGAATGGAATTTTGGAGAAAGTAAATGAAAATTATTTTAATAATGGGATTACCGGGATCTGGCAAAACTACTTTAGCAAATAAGCTAGGCCCGATGCTTAATGCAAAAATATTAAACGCAGACGAAGTAAGAAAAGAATTTGATGATTGGGATTTTTCTCACGAAGGTAGAGTAAGACAAGCCAAAAGGATGGCAACTTTAGCAAATAAATTTAAAAATCGAGGAGAGTATGTTGTGGCAGATTTTATTTGCCCCACACTAGAGACAAGAGAATTGTTTCCTGCTGATTATATAGTTTGGGTAAATACAATAAAAGAAGGACGTTTTGAAGATACTAATAAGATGTTTGTAAAGCCTGAAGTATTTGATCTTCAAGTAACAACACAAGATGTTGAAAAATGGGTATTAGAAATAACATCCAATATAAATAAAAATTATAAAATTTACAAAAACTTTGTAAGTATTGAAGAGTGTAATATTTTATCTAATTGGATTATAGAAAATAAGGACGATACTTTTTTTAAGGATGCTAAAATGAAAGGTAAAAGATTAACTACTAGATACTCTGATAACTTTGTATTTCCTAAACTTGCTTATGGAATACAAAATAAAATTATTAAAAAATTAAATTTAAAAAATTATTATTTAGCTAATTTTAAAGATGGTATGGTTGCTAGTTATGCAGAGCCTGGAGATACCTGTTATATACATAAAGACCCAGTTTGGGTAGAAGATACTATAACACTTCATTGTAATATAAAATTATCAGATCATGTGGGAGGTAGTCCTATCATTGAAGGTAAAGAAATAAATTTAAACAAAGGAGATATGTGGCTTTATCCTGTATCTGATGTTAATCACGGATCTAATATAGTTAAGGGAATTAGTCCAAGAACATTATGGATATTTGGTTTTTCTATACTCAAACAAAATATAAAAGAAGTTATGAATAATGATTGTTGATAAAAATAATTATAATTTAGATGTATTTACAAATTCTAAAACTGTCGGTAACTATTGGAAAGATTGTGAAAAAGAATGTAAATTTTTAGAACTATTTAAAGATTGTTCTATTGATAGTGTTAACTGTTTTTTTGATGAGGCTCGAGGTAATGTTTTAACTTTAATATCAAAAGAAAATACTGAGGAAGATAATTTAAGAGCAACAATTAATTTTAATCAAGACATATCTTTTTTTGTAAATAATTCTTGGGAAGATTATCAAAGAGAGTGCATGCTTTTAGAGTCAATTAAAAATTGTTCTATTGAAGGTGTTGTTTGTGAGTTTGGTGTATTAAAAGGTAAAACATTAAATTTAATAGCAAAAAACTTTCTTAACCAAAAAGTTTATGGCTTTGATAGTTTTGAAGGATTACCTGAGGATTGGCATCTTACAGATGAAAACGTATTTGAAAAAGGTAGAATGAAAATAAATAGTTTACCTAAAGTTAATTCTAATGTGGAGCTGGTGGTGGGGTGGTATCATAAAACGATACCCGAGTGGAAGAAAACATTTAAAGATAATATTAAATTTATTCATATTGATTGCGATTTGTACAGTAGTACGTCAACAATTTTTGAACAGTTAAACAATCAAATAGTAAATGGTACTGTAATTCAGTTTGATGATTTTTATAATTGGAAAAATTTATCTAATTATACAAAATGGAGACAGGGTATATATAAAGCATTACTAGAGTGGACAGAAAAATTTAATAGAAAATTTACTGTCGTTGGAAGAAGCAATCATGTTCAAACTACAATAAAAATAATTCACTAATGAGAAACGATATTTGGCCCTTATTCTCTAAAACAATGTATGTAACTGATGTAATACTTAATCAGGATGAGGAAAGTAAATTAAATAAAATCTATGACAATATAGAGTTTAGCAAAGCTAGGAGAAATGCAGAACATAATAAAAGTTGTGAAATATCTAAAGAGTTAAGGTTGTTTCAATGCCATCCCTTAACTTTTCTAGAAGAAAAAATAATGGAAAGATTCCATAACTTTTCTAAAAATATTATGCATTATGATAATAATTTTATAATAACTAATTCTTGGTTTACAAAAACACATAAAGGTCAGGAAAGTATGTTACATGCACATAAAAACCATATGTACAGTATGGTGTATTATTGGGGTAACGAAGAAACTGAAGATAATAAGATTGAATTTAAAAATTACAATTCGGCAACAAGTTTTAATTTAAGCACTAAAGAAAAAAACATATATAATTCTGATGAATATGGGTTTAAGGTAAATAACGGTATGTTAATTGTTTTTCCAACAGAAGTACATCATATGATCTTAGAAAATAAAAATAACAGCATTAGAAAATCAATGGCTATGAATCTATTACCTACTGGTACTATTGGTACGGGTGATAGTGCAGTAGAACTTAGGTAAATTTTAAGGTAAAATGTCTTTATGCCTCTAACAAAAGTACAAATAGCACCCGGATTTAACAAACAAGTAACCGCAACAGGCGCAGAAGGTAAGTGGACTGACGGAGACTTTGTAAGGTTTAGATATGGATTACCTGAAAAAATAGGTGGTTGGGAGCAACTTGTTAACGCATCTTTAGTAGGTGCAGCAAGAGAACAGTTTATTTGGGCTGATTTAGACGGCAGAAGATATGCTGCAATAGGCACAAACAAAATTTTAATTATTTATTATGAAAGTGCTTTTTACGACATAACACCTTTAGGCACAGCTATTACCGGTTGTACATTCGACACTGTAAATACTTCGGCTACCGTTACTATCAACAAAGCAGCACACACATTACAACCTGGAGATCTTTTCACATTTACTTCAGTGACACCTCCAACAGGTGCTGGATACAGTTCTTCAGATTTTGAAACAAATACTTTTCAAGTAGTCACTGTTCCCGATAGTGATTCTTTTACTATTACAATGGCTAGCGCAGCAGGGACAACGGTAAACGGAAGTGGATCTGCAACAATCAATCCGTACATTAGTGCAGGTGCTTTAGGATTTACTTACGGTTTTGGTTGGGGAACAGGATTATGGGCCGGAGGACAACAAGTATTTGGAACTCTTAACGGAAATTTATTAGATGACACAGCAGGTACTGGAGGATCTGGGACTTCGATTACACTTGCATCAACAACTGGTTTTCCAACATCAGGAACAATTAAAGTTGGAACAGAATTTATATCTTATACAGGCATATCAACAAATGATCTAACAGGGATTACCAGAGGTGCTGGAGGCACTAGATCTGCTCATACGTCTGGGTCTGGTGTTGAATATTACACTGGTTGGGGAGAAGCTTCTTTATCTTCAAGTTTAACAATAGATCCTGCATCTTGGTCTTTAGATAATTTTGGAGAAAAATTAATAGCTACTATTAAAAATGGTAAAACATTTGAATGGAATCCAATCAACTCAAACCCTAATGCCTTAAGTACAAGAGCAACTATTGTAAGTAGTTCACCAACAGCATCTGTGATGTCTTTAGTATCGGATAGAGATAGACATTTATTAATGTTAGGTACAGAAACAACTATTGGAGATGAATCTACTCAAGACAAGATGTTTATAAGATTTAGTGACCAAGAAAATATAAGTGACTACTCACCAACTTCAGTAAACACTGCAGGTACCTTTAGAATAGATGCTGGTACAAAAATAGTAGGAGCTGTAAAAGGAAAAGATTATACTTTTGTTTTAACTGATAACTCAGCTTACGTAATTCAATTTGTAGGACCTCCGTTTACTTTCTCAATAAGACAAGTAGGTTCTAACTGTGGAGCAATTGGACAGCATTCTATTAAATATGTTAATGGTGCTGTTTATTGGATGGGAGAATCTGGTGGATTCTTTACTTACGATGGTACTGTTAAATCTTTACCATGCCAAGTCGAAAACTTTGTATTCACAAATAAGGGAGATAACCTTGGAGTTAATTATCAAAACGGTGAATCAGTATATGTAGGTCTTAATCATTTATATGAAGAACTTACTTGGTTTTATCCAAAATCAGGTTCATCATTTAATGATAGATGTGTTACTTATAATTATCAAAGCGCAACTTGGACAACGGGATCCTTATCGAGGACTACTTGGACAGATGCTAATTTATATGATGTTCCTTATGCAACTGAATTTAACTCAACAACAACACCAACCTTTCCTTTAATACAGGGTGTAACAAATATAAACGGTGGAAGTATTTATTACGCTCACGAAGTTGGAACAGATCAAGTAGATACCGCAGGTGCGAAGACTATAATCCCAGCATTTATAGAATCTGGGGACTTTAGTTTAAACCCTGACGGAACTAATGCAGAATTTTTCATGAGTATGAGAAGATTTGTACCAGATTTTAAATTACTTCAAGGTAATGCACAAGTTACTATTCAATTAAGAGATTATCCAAGTGACGCCGAGGTATCCTCACCGCTAGGACCTTTTACAATAACATCAACTACTGATAAGATAGACACGAGAGCTAGAGCAAGATTTGCTAGTTTAAAAATTGCAAACACTAGTACAGACGAAAATTGGAGATTTGGAACTTTTAGAGCTGATGTACAACTTGATGGTATGAGAGGATAATGGAAGATTTTTTATTACAACAATATAACTCACAGTTAGCAGACACAGCAGCACAAGCTCAAGGAGCATATTTAAACAATGATGCGGGTATTGCTCAAGTAAATAACCAGATCTCTCCTCTAAGTTTTAATACCATGCAGGGACAAAATATAGGTATTCAACCTTTGCTTCCACCTGGAGTAAACCCAGTAGACATAAATGAACAACAAAATAATACAAAATTTGGTTTAAAAGATATATTTGATTTGTACAGACGTTTTAGCCCTGTAGGCGCTGCTTTTAGAGGAGCTAAAGCATTACATACAGGATTACAAAATTCTGATTTTGGTAGATCAAGCAGTTTAGCGGATTATTTAAATGCTAGACAATTTGGTGGAATTGATGCTAGACAAAGAGCTGCTGAACAAAACATGAGAGAAGCTAGAGCTATTCAAAAACAAATAGATATGAGACCTTCAAATATTCAGACAAATCAAGAAAGAGGTAGAAATCCTACAAATAACCCAGGGCCATCTAAAGCTGCTCAAAGAGCTACTAGTTACAGAGATTCTTCTAGTTTTGGTTCTACTTTTCATGGTAAATAATGGCTAGAGTAGATATAGTAATTCCTGAACCGACACCTAAATATACAGAGGAAAATCAAAGACAAGTAACTCAGTCTTTACGAACGATGCAAGATAAGTTAAACACTTCTTATCAACAAGAATTTAAAAATGAACAAGATACATTTACCTGGTTTATCTCATGACGATTAGATACAAAAGCGATACATTTAATTTAACTACAACAAACGTTACTACAGTTTTAACGTGCCCAGCAGATGCAACTTTACTTGTTAAAAGCTTACAAGCAGTTCATGATACAGCAAGTAATGTTGATACTCACGCTTTGTTAACAAAGTCGGGTGGCTCAGCTATAAAAATAGGTTACAAAGAACTTAATAAAGCTCAAGCTAACATGGTAGAAGAAACTTTAGCTATGGAAGCAAGTGATGTTTTATCAATGCAAGCAGGCACCGCCAATGAAATTACAGGTGTTGTAAGTTACGCTCTCATAGACCGATCACAGGAAAATGGCTAGAAAATTTAAAGATTTTGTTGAAAGAGATCAACCTAGGAAAAGGCCTAGAAGACATTGTAAGAGTCTTAATAAAAAAAAGAAGTTGCAGCACAATAAAAAATATAATAGACAAGGACGTAGACAATGAGTGATTTAATTAAAATACCCGCAGAAGCAAAAGAAATTATTAAACATAAAAGAACAGGTAAAGTATATGCTAGTAAAGCTGATTTTGATAATGATGTTGCTGATGCCAATACTGATACTACTGTGGATGACTTTAGACAAGACCTTGAAATTAAAGTTACAAAAGCTGGTGAAATTGGAGCTTTAACTAAAAAATAATGCAACCCCGAGGAGCTACTGAGCTACAGATGGAAATGCTTCAAAAGCATGTTTCAAAAGAGTTGTTAGACCAAGTTCAAATCTGTACCTCTATCCCTGGTAAAGTTTCATTAGATCCAAAAAAATTAAATATTCTCTGGCAAAAAAATTCTTGGGACCAACCTAACCTACAAGAATTTTTTACTAATAAAGAAAGACATGGTGAATATGATTGGTATGTATTTAATAGTCATTGGAATTACGAAAAGTTTAGGTATGCTTTTGATATCCCTACTGAAAAATCTTTAGTTATTAAAAATGGTATTGATACTTTTCCTATAAGAAAAATTTATAAAAGAGGAACTCCAATAAAATTAATACATCACTGCACTCCATGGAGAGGTTTAAATGTATTGTTACGTGCAATGCAGGAGATAGATAACCCTCATATAAAATTAGATGTATATAGTTCTTGTAAAGTCTATGGATCTGAGTTTTCAGATAACACTGAAAAAGATTTTGAAGGATTATATAAACAGGCTGAGAAACTACCTAACGTAAATTATATTGGTTACAAACCTCATGAATACATAAAAGAAATGATGCCTAATTATGATATGTTTGTGTACCCATCTATATTTGAAGAAACTTCTTGTGCATCAGCTTTAGAAGCTTTAGCATCTGGTGTACATGTAATAACTAATAATTTTGGAGCTTTATATGAGACTTGTGCAGAGTGGCCAGTATATATTAATTACTCAAAAAATTATGAACAGATGGCACAAGATACAGGAGCGGCTATCAATGTTGCAGCATCTTATTTACATGAAAATTTTATGCAAGAACACCTACAACATCAACAAGACTTTTATAAGAGATTTTATAACTGGGAAAAAAAGGGTATAGAATGGACAAACTTTTTGAAAGGAGCTTTAAATGAAAGAAACAGTAAATGAAGACACTTATCAAACATTAAAAGAAGTTGAAGTAACACCATACGAAAAAGCTACTCTTCCTATGTGGAAACCGGACACCGGACAAAAAGAAGAAAAGAAAACAACTAAGTCCCCTTATAACATTATGATTTGTACACCTTGTCATAGTGGTGTAACTATGCATTACACACAAGCACTTTTAGAATTACAACAACTTTGTATAAAAAAAGGAATAAGAATTACCTTTACTTTATTAAAATCTTCTTTGGTTACTCAAGGAAGAAACTTATGTGTTTCAGCTTTTTTAGAATCTAACTGCACACATATGTTATTTGTAGACTCCGATATATATTTTAGAGCAGAATCTATTATTAAAATGCTGGATTTAGACAAAGAACTAATATCTATTCCCTATCCCCTTAAAACTATGATGTGGGATAAACTTTATAAAAAATGGAATGATGGTGAAGTTAAAAACGCTGGAGATATACATAGATGGCTAAACACATACCCAATGAAAGTAGCAGACGTTAATAAGATAACTTTAGACAGTGGTGTTATGGAAGTTACACATAGTCCTACAGGATGTATGTTAATTAAAAGATCAGTGTTTGACAAGATGATAGAAAAATATCCAGATAAAAACATAGTTCAAAAGACAGTCATAAATGGTGAGTATGTGGACAGACCTCATTTATGGAACTTTTTTGATTGTATACATGACCCTGATACTAAGACATATTTAGGTGAAGATTTTTCTTTTTGTAAGCTTTGGAAAGATATCGGAGGAAAATGTTATGTCTTTGTGAATGACCCAATCATCCATGTTGGAGAACATCAATACGAAGGATGTTTTAGAGACGAGTTGAAATTAGCTGACTAAAATGGTATTATTCAATACTTAGATCTTAAAAGGAGAATTTATTTAAATGAACCCATTAGCATTAATACCATACGTCTTAGGAGCTTACGGAGGTTACCAAGGATACAAAGGGGCAAGAGAGACTGGACAATCAGGATTACAAAGTATCTTAAGTGGTGTCGGAGGTGCTTACACTGGTTATACTTTAGGATCTGCCGGCATGAATCTTGCTGGACAAGACTTTACTAAATATTCTCAACTTGGTCAGAAATATCCAATGTTTCAAAATTTACCTGGACAACAAACTAAAATGCTAGCTAGTCCACAGATCATAGATGATCAAGTTCAAAATAAAGGTATTTTAGATATTTTAAGAAAAGGTGGAGAGTCCGGTGCTGACTTTTCTCCAGGAAGAGTTTCAACTGCAATCGCTGGAGGCGCTTATTTAAGCGGTGCTTTTGACAATCAACCCACAGATATTTTTATGCCTGGTTATAATATGAGTTATTTAAACATGAAAGAAAATAGACCTGGCTATACTTATATAGATCCAACAACAGGAGAAGAAAAAGAATATAAAAAAGTTTATTCTCCAGAAGAACAAGGAAAAGGCGATAGACAAATGGGTCCGTACTCTATGGTACAACAAAGATTGAAAGTAGGTGGTATAGCAGAAATTAAAAAATTTAATGAAGGTGGTGTAAACTATCTTCCATCAAAAGTTTCGCATGACGAAAACGATGCAAACAACTATGTAAGAGCATTAGGTTATGTAGAGGACGGAGCAGGCGTAGGAGATAAGGACGAGGATACAATGTTAGCTCAATTAGCAGACGGAGAGTTTGTAACAAGAGCAGATGGAGTATTAGGTGCTGGAATCATAGCTGGAGGAAATCCAAATAGCATGAAAGACATGAGAGAAAAAGGTGCCCAATATTTCTATGAACAACAAAAAAGATACAAACGTGTATTTGATTTATTAAAGGATAGAAATGGCAACAGCGAACAAAAAACAAATTAAACCATTAGTAAGTATTCTTCCCTTAGAACCTAAGGATATAGAAAGATTTTGGCCGTTAGCTGAATTTATGGTGGCTGAGGCTTTAGCTTTTTCTGGTAAATATGCAGACTCTGCTTGGGTTATGGATGAACTTAAAAAGGATACTATGCAATGTTGGGTCCTGTTTGGTTCAGATGAATTTGAAGAAAATAAAGTTTTTGGTATTTGTGTTGGTAGAATTGGAATTATGCCAAATTACAATCAATACGAAATAATAATTTGCACTGGAAAAAGAAGAGAATTATGGGAAGACAATTTAATTAAAGCAGTCACAGATTTTGCTATTACTAACAAATGTAAAAGATTAAGTATAATGGCCAGACCCGGCTGGGAAAAAGTTTCCAAAAAATGGGGATGGAAAAAGAAACACGTACAACTAGAGAAATGGATATAATATGAGTTTTTTTGGAGGAGGATCTAGATCAGCACCACCCGCAACACCTTCCACACAAACATCGTTTGTAAGAGAAGCACCTGGTATTGAAGAACGAAAAATAGAGTTGATGGATATTGCGAGACAAGTCGCACAACAACCTATTAATTTACCTGACTATCAAACAGCTGGATTAGGTGCCTTAGAGCAACAAGGTATGAATTTAGCCGGAACTACTGGCGTTGGTGCCGGTACTATTCAACAAGGTATTAACCAAGTAACAGGTTCAGCAGCACCTATTGGTGCATCACAAATTCAACAATATTTAAATCCATATCAATCATACGTAACCGATGAAATTGCAAGACAAGCGGGAATTCAAGGAAATCAAATATCAGCTAACGCAGTTAATGCAGGAGCTTTTGGTGGGGGTAGAGAAGGTGTTCAACAAGCAGAACTACAAGGAAGAGCTTTAAGTGCTATGGGACAAGCTCAACAACAAGGTTTTAATACTGCATTAGGCGCAGCTCAAAGACAACAGCAAGTTGGTCTTGCTGCAGGTCAGCAGTTAGGTCAATTAGGTTTAGGACAACAACAAATGGCTCAAGGAGATATTAATCAATTAATGGCAGCAGGTGGTGTTCAAAGACAACTTGCACAACAAGCACTTGATGCAACAAGACAATCTACATTACAACAACAATATGAACCTTATCAAAGAGCTGAGTTTTTAGCTAACTTGTATGCTGCGGGACCTAAGTCTTCTTCACAAGTTACAATGAAAACATCACCCTCAACCAGTCCGTTAGCTCAATCAATCGGTACTGGTATAGGAGCATTTGCTGCTTATCAAGGACAACAACCTCAAGGACAATAGAGGTTTGAATGTCTATTAACAAAATTTTAAACAGACCAATATTTAGAAACGTTGCATTAAAAAAAGGTCATTTAAAAACTATTAATGCAAATGAAGGTGTTATGGTTGGACCATCATACACAGCACCTGGCGTTCCAGCAATTAGAAAACCACCTACATTTATGGAAAGAATGAAAGTAAGTGGTCCAGTAAGATTAGGGAAAAATTTAGTTAGAGGTATAGCTAATATACCTGCAGCAGGTGGTTATTATGCAGGTGATAAAGTTGGAGAAGCTTTAGGTATTAAAAGTGACTTAGGCCGAATGCCTTTTGGATTAGCGGGAGCTTATTATGCATCTAAAGCAATGCCTGCTTTAGCATCTTTACCTGTTGCGACTTCTGCAGCTCTTGCAGCAGGTCCCTTATATCTTGGTATTGCCGGTAAGATGGAATATGACAGAATTCAAAAAATGAGTGAAAAGGAAAGAGCAGCTCATTACGAAAAATCAAAACAATTTGGAATGTCATATTTAAGTGATGAAGATTTTAATGACCAGTTTGGAAAGTTTGTATCAAAACCACCTAAAACAACCGAACCAAGAAGTTCGGCTGCACCAAAAAGTGGGCCCGGTTCTGGAAGAGTTACCGGAAACAAATCAAAAGAGTTAAAAGCTGAAGGCGACCCACTGCTACAGGACAACGTAGCTAATTCAGATGACATAGCTAATTTAGATTCAGTACAAGAGAACTCATTAGGTGCTGAAACTCCACCGCCTTCAGGCGAAGAAAGATGGGAAGATGGAATTACTAATTACGAAAGCACTTTATCTGAAGATAGAGAAAGAAGAGAAGCAGAAGCTTTATTAACTGATACAGAAAAGAAAGCACAAAAAGCAGAAAGCACTGCTCAAGGAAATAATGAAATTGCATTAGATGGACCTTCTAATGATGCTGAGTTTAATAAAACAATAAAACTTGCTAAAAAATATCAAGAAGAAGTATTTAAAGGTGAAGGATCACAAGCTAAATTAGTATTTTTAGCTAACCTTGCTTCGGCGTTATTAACAGGAACTACAGCTAAAGCGGGTATTGGCGGAGCCATGGAAGTATTTGGTCAAGCAATAGGACCTGCAGTAAATAATTATGCAACAATAAAATTAAAAGAAGGTGAGCTTAGAGCTCGAAATAGAGAAGCATCACTAAATGCTGCGGTAGAACACATGAAATTTGTTAATGAAAATGCTGTAGAAGATAGACCGGATAGAACAGGTGGAATAATTCAAATTAGAGGAGCTGATGGTAGATTAAGAAATTACAAAGGCTACAGTTTAAAAGATGGAACTAAACAAATAGCAGCAGGTATTGGCGCAGATGGTAGAGAAACATTCGTACCAGTAAACCAAGGAGGACCAATTGCTGATAGTGAAGGTAAAATCATTGGTCAATATGAAAATTTCTTAGAACAAAACAGTGTAGACAAAAGATTATTTGATATTCAAGACGTACTTGGAAACAGATACAATGCACTATCTGTTACAAGAGATGTATTAAAAACATTAAATCAAATTGATCAAGATGGTAATAAAGTTAAAGCCGGTGCTGGATTACAAATTGATCAATTTACTAGAAGATTAAGTGGTGTTGCAAAAGAAGTTTTTGGATTTGAAATATCTGGAATGTCTTTAGATGCACTAGAACAAAAAGTTTCTGAACTTCAAGCTGATGAGTATGCTGCAATTGATAGAGATCCTGATTTAAGTGATGAAGGTAAAGAAGCAGCTAAGAAAAATTTAGATAGTAAAAATTTAATTAAACAAGCTAAAGCTAGATTAAAAAGCAGAGGAATGCTTTCTGGTTTATCTAGAGAAGAACAAGAAAAACTTGCCGTACAAGAAGTTACACTAACATACGCACTAGCAAACACATTTAAAGATCAAGATAGATTAACTCAAAGAGATGTTAACGCTGCTAAAGAAATTGTAAACATATTCTCATTAGGTAGATCTTCTAAAGACGTTAGAGCTTCTATTGAAGCTATTGGAAGACAGCTTGAATCTGATATTAGAAGACAAGAAAGTTTATACACAGTTGCGGGAGGATTAGAAAACACTCTTAAAGATTTAAGAAGACTTAAAAACTTTGAAGTATTTGAAGGAGAAGGTGGAGTTACTTCACAACTTTCTCAAGATTTAAGTCTTGATGAAATAAATAGTATTCTTGAAGGGATAGATTAATGGCTACTATAAAAGAAATCCAAGAACAAATTAATAATAATACTTTTGATCCAAGTAAGTTAAATAGAAAACAAACACAAGCCTTAAACGAAGCTATTAAAAGAGGGTTAATCACAAGTCCTTCAATGTCTGAATTGCAAACTGAAAGAGCTGGTGCAGCAAAAGATGCAGCAACAATGAATGAAGCAGTTAAAAATCCTATTGGTGTTAGATTACAACAACAAGGAAGCTCATTAGATGGTAGATCAGAAGCAGTCCTTGCTGGAGATCTTATAGGATCAATTACACCTTACGTTATGATGAGAAAAAAAATATTTAGTGCAGCTAAATCAAAAGTACCTGGAGATAAAAATACAGGTTTGTTTGCTAGAACTAAAATGTTTAGCAACTTTTCAGATAAGTTAACTGCAAAACTACCCGGAAGATTTAAATTATTAGGTGGCCTTACAAAGTTACTTGCTAAAGTAGCAGATCCAACTATCGGAAGAGTCATAGCTAGTCCTCTAGGTAAAGCAGAAATATATTCAGTATTAGGGGGTACTGGAGGAGCAGGAGCAGGTTCAATTACTTACGACATGTTAAATGAAACTGTTGGAGTTGCTGCAATGGATGCAATAGCTTCTGACATGGAAAACATGAGTCCAAAAGAAGTTGATACAGATATGATGGCTAACGCAGCAGACTCTATGTTTACAGCTTTAGCATGGAACGCTGGTGCTGCAGCACTGACACCGGTTATTACAAAAGGTTTAGGTAAAGTTGGAAGATTGATGATTGGTGCTAAATCAAAAGATGCAAAAGAATTAGTAAACATTGCAAGAGATAAGGGTTTACCACTTCCTATGGTAATGACGGCACAAGAAGGTACAGGTCTTCTTGGTGGTTTTGCTGCTAAGTATTTTAAGGTACTTGGTATTATGCCTTTTATTAATGGTATTGGTAAAGAAGCTTTACAAGGTGCTGAACAAGCAGCTGGCAGAAACTATTTAAACAATGATGTATTAAAATATGGTCCACTTGTTAAAACAGGAATGTTATCAGCTACTGTTTGGAAACAAGCTGAACAAGCGTTTATACAAAATAGTAATTTAATTAATGCAAGCTACAAAGCTTTTGATACTTTAGCAGATACAATTGGTAATCCAAAAGTTATTCCTACAGGTCATGTAAAATTTATGGCTAAAAATTATGTGGATGAACTTTCTATGAAATATCCAGGAATAAGAGGTTACGCAGAAGATACTGTAGGTAATATTGACATGAAAGCTATAGAAAAATTAACAGGGACAGGAGATCCATTAGCTTTATTCTTTAGATACATGAACAAGATTGACGACTTTGTAACACCGAAACAATACAAAGGAATGATGGAAACATTAAACAGAGCCATAGGAGAAACAACTTATGACAATATAAGACCGACCCTATGGTCTATAAGAGAAGCTTTAGAAAATGATCTTAACTCGTTTGGTTCAGCTATAACAAAAGAAACTTTTTTAAAAGATGATGCAGTAAAAGCTGCTTATGAAACACTAAAAAAAACAAATCCTGCTGCAGCAGAAGCAGACATGGCATTAAAAATTAAAGCATCAGAAGGTTTAAGAGATAAATTATATGGTGCAAATGACACTTTTTCTACATTAATGAACTTCTATC